GCAACCGTTGCCTACGCCGGAGTCGCAGTATAAGCAAATCCGCGCGGCTCAGCGGGCCGTTGTTACCGCGGCCGTTGACGGGACAACCGCGGTTGCGGCGGTTCCGGTCCTCACCGCCATCAGTCCTACAACGGCGTTGCATGGGACGGCGGACGTACTTTGCACTCTAACGGGCTCCGGCTTTACGCCGGCGTCAAAGGTGAGAATATCAACAACGGACGTAGGCGGAGTCTGGGTTGACGCAAACACCATGACGATTTATCTCGGCGTCTCGACGCTGACCGGAGCAACAACATGGCCGCTTAACGTCTTTACGCCGGCGCCAGGCGGCGGGACGTCCGCGTCCATAAACTTTGTTGTTACTTGAGGCGCTATGACAACGCTTGAGGCAAGAGACAGGCTTGCAATGATTGTCCAGGCAAAGGCTAATCCGACGCTTGATCCGCTCGAGCTCGATTATTGTCTTACGCTTGCGCGCGTATGTGATCCGCATGGCAATCCGCCGGCGGATCCGGAGTGGTGCGGAGCGTGGAATTTTAACCTGGCCGCGCGTGAGGCATGGGAGCTCAAGGCGGGCAAGGCGGCCAATTATCATGACGTCACAATTGACGGGCGCACGTTTGCGGCCGGACAAGTCAAGAAACATTGTGAGGAGCAAGCGGAACGTTACCGGCGCCGGCTGGCTGGCACAATTCCGTCTCACGCGGAATTGTCAGATTCGGGAAATCTTCCGCTTACTTGCAACTGTGAGGCGCGCTAATGAGCGTGGACGAGGGGTTTACGTTCCATGAGGGTTTGGGGCAACTCTACCGCGCAACCTTAGACCGCGAGCGGCTCACGCTTTGGGGCTCCGGCGCTAAAGTCCGGTTTTACATTGTCCAGGCGGGCGGCTATGAGCTCACCGTTGAGCTAACGGAGGGCTGGACGGCGCGGCGCTGGACGCCGGTTGAGGTTGATATTGAGGGCTGGCGCCTCGAGGTTGAGGAGTCCGCAGACTTGACCGAGGCGCTCATGTCCCGCATTGCCATGGTTGATTTGGTAAGCGGGGACGGGCTTTCAGTCCGCTCAAAGGTGCACCAGGTTGACCGGCCGGTTACGGCGGGGCATGTCTGGACACTCCGGCTTATTCCTACCGGCGAGGCGCTCACTTGACGTTTAACCTTGTCCTGGATATTTCCCAAACAACCGCGGACATAGCCGAAGTGGGCGCTATTGTTGTGAGCAAGATTACGTATGACGTCCAGGCAACAATAGTGTCCAGGATACAAGCCGGACCTAAGACGGGGCGGCTATACCGGAGGCGGGACAAAAAGACGGGCCGCATACGCCTACACCGCGCGTCCGCTCCTGGTGAGTCACCGGCAACGGACTATGGTTTCCTCATTGGCTCCGTCCAAGTCCCGCCGTTTGTTGATCCGCTAGTGGGTGAGGTTGTTGTTGCGGCTCATTATGCGGCATACCTCGAGCAAGGCGCGCCGCGCGCGCATATTGAGCCGCGGCCGTTTATTGTGCCGGCTATTGAGGACGTTATCCGCAGGGCTCAGGCGGGGATCGGATAGCTTATGCCTGCAACTCTGGCAACTTGTGAAGTCTACGGGACAATCCATGACGTCTTTGCGCAACCGGTCCAGGGCGCCGTTGTAGGCGTCATGGCGGTCTACAAGCAAGGCGCGCTTGTGCTATCCAGGACGCGCGAGGTTGAGACGGACGTTGACGGCTATTTCACGCTCGAGTTACCGCGCGGGCCGGAGTGCGTTGCAATTCTCTACGCAAACACGCCAGGTCTAAACATATCCGCACTTGGAACGCCTACCGCCATTCCGGACGCGGACTCGGCGGAGCTCACTTCGATAATTGGGGATTTCAACCTTTGGGACCAGGTACCGGTTGCTATTCCAATTGGCGCCGGCGTCTCGAGCTTCAACGGCCGCCGTGGGGACGTTGTACTATTGAGCTCAGACGTTACCGGCGCGTTGGGCTACACGCCGGCGGACGCCGCGGCGCTTGCGGATTATGTCCCGCTTGCGGGCGGCGTTATGGCGGGGTTTCTGACGCTCAGCGGAAATCCGCTTTCAACCTTTCACGCGGCAACAAAAAACTACGTTGACCAGGAAATCATAGACGCCGTTGCGGCTATTCCGCCGTCCGGCGTCTCGAGCGTTAACGGCCGGACAGGCGACGTTGTCCTGACGGGCGCGGACGTTTCCTCGGCGCTAGGCTATACGCCGGTCAATAAAGCCGGAGACACCATGGCGGGCGCGCTTATCCTCAGCGCCGATCCGCTAGTCAACCTCGAGGCCGCAACAAAGCACTACGTTGACATACAAATTGCGGCCGGCGGAGTCAATACCGCGGCGGATTACTTATGGACTGGAAAGCATGAGTTTGCGGGGCCGTCACCGGCCGTCCGCGCTAATACGTATGCAACGCGCGTCGGCGGATTCATGAGTTTCAATAGTGACTCGACCATTTCAATGAATGCAACGTCCGCGGGCGGACAAATGCAATTCAACGGGCCGTCAGGCTCGGCGTTCCGGATAGATGCAACGTCCGCAAAAATCACGCATAACGGCCAAATCATACTTAGCTTGACGTCGCTACCGGCCGGCGGCGCGTCAGTAATTTTTCAATGCTTCGATAATTCATTCATTCAACGGGCGCACTATTTCCTGAATGATAGCGGCCGGCATTTCTTCAACGCTCCGTCAATAGTTGATACCGGAAACGCGGCGGTTACGATCTACGCCGATGATACTCACGGCTCAACCTACGGATACGCTCTGCAATGCAACGGGGCGGCTATTTTTACGGGAGCCGTCACGCTACCGTCCGCGGCTCCGGTCAACGCTACTGACGCCGCGTCGAAGGCTTACGTTGACGCTCATTCCGCCGGCGTTGACCTTGCGGCCAATTACAATTGGACGGGGTTGCATACTTGGACTAGTCCAGGGGCGATTAGAGTCGGGCCGGCTCCGGCCGCAAGCGGAGGTATCAGGCTATCGGACGGGGCCGCGGGCTCCATTGTTGCTCATTCCGTTGCAGGCTCCGCGGACGTTGAACTGATAAGGCTCGGCGCAACCTCCGGACAAATCGAAATAGGCGGAGCGGCCGCGGACGGTCAGAACATGGCCGTTTCAAGCTATGGCCGCGTCGGGCTCGGTCTCAACGCAAGCGGCTCAAGTACGCGGTTACAAATTGCGGTCTGGAATAGCATATCAACCGCGATATACATGACTGATACGATTTCAACCGGCGGAGGAATGACACTTGTTTCTCCGACGGTCAACGGCGGGACCGATTACGGACAAATACTATTTGCTCAACATGACATTCTTTTTAGCGTAGGCTCCGCGTCTCAAGGCGTCAGGATAGTGAACGGATACGGGCTCAAACTTCATTCCGGCGATGTAACGCTATTCCAGGCTCCAACGCTCCCGTTACACGCTACAACAAAGGCTTACGTTGACGGGCTCGCGTTTGGCGGAGGCGGAGCCGTCGACCTTGCGGCCAATTACGCATGGACGGGAAATCATACTTGGAATAAAACCATCAAGGTTTATACGCCGGTCAACGGCGGCGGTATCTCCATTCAAGAGGGTGCGGCAGGGTTTCTATCACCGACGCTTTCTTTTACCGATAGCGCGGGGACGGGACTTGCGTCCATGGGCGTTGCGCGAACCGCGGGGGCGTTCCTTCCAGGCTCGGCGGTCAACGATGTGTGTCTTTATAACGTTTACGGTGCAACCTATATCAACTTTCAGACTTACGCGCAGTTTGTTTGGGGCACTTATGCAACCAATACAAACCCCGTCACCATCGGCTATAACAGTCTCACGGCAAACAATTATCTATGCGTCGGGGTCCCATGGGTTGCAAGCAATAATGCGCGGGTCATGGTTCAGACAACCGGCATGCCGGAGTTTGCTTTAGCGTTTACAAACGCGGTCAACGCCTCGGTTAATTTTCAGACTCAAGCCGCGGGCGTTTCCGTCAGCGGCAACGCCTCCGGCAAGGGCGCGTCGTATATTACGGTTTACGGCGACTTGAGCATAGCTCGCTATGTGGATCAAACAACCGTCCAGCATTGGCTATATTGCCGCGATATCGACACTCCGCCAGGATTTTCAACTTACTGTTTCGGTCAAGCCGCGTCACCAGGATATTTCTTTTTCTGTACGGTCGACGGCTCAACGCCGCTTTTAGCGGTCCATACTAACGGCGACGTCACACTCGCGCATGATCCAACGTCCGCACTACACGCCGTTACAAAACAATATTCAGACTCGAAACTCGCGAAGTCTGGCGGAACGCTTACGGGGACGCTTACGCTTGCCGCGGATCCGGTCAATCCGCTTGACGCCGCGACTAAACAGTATGCGGACACTAAGGTCCCGAAGGCGGGCGGGACCATGACGGGACTGCTAACGCTCAGCGCAAATCCGTCCGGAGTCCTCGACGCGGCGCCCAAACAATACGTTGACTTGCGGCTACTCAAAGCCGGAGACACCATGACGGGCGCGTTGACCATGAGCAACGTTTCGATAATTCAAAACTCCGCGGCGCTAGGGGCGCTTACGGTAGGCGTCCAGGAGGAACTACTTACGCTTGCAACCGGCGCGCTCACTACGGACACGGCCGGAAATCTCTTGCCGGCAAACTCTATAATTTTGAGTGTCACCGGCCGCATAACAACGGCGATCAACAATATTACGAATTGGAAATTGGGAGACGCAACGATAGCGGACCGGTTTACGGCCGTCTCAACAACGCTCACGGCCGGCACAACGGTTGTAGGGCTCAATATGTGGGACGCCTCGAGGGTTACGGCCGGCATGGGACAGATACAGGCGGCCGCGGCAAAGGTCCGCGTGACTGTTACGGGGACTCAGAACACCACCGGCGCTATCCGGATCACAACGCGCTATCTGACGGTTGCCGCGGCTACTAGCTAATGGGAAGTGCTATGTTTAATGATGCTCAGCTAGACAGGATTGAGGCTAAACTCGACCTGGTGAATCAACGGTTGGAAATAATATTGCAACGGGAGGAAAAAATCATGGGCGACTTGCAAGACATGGAGAAGGCTCTAAACACTATTCAGAAATCAAACGCGGAGATTGCCGCGGACCTGGACAAGATACTGGCCAATCAAAACAAACTGGCTCAGGCACTAGCCGCGGCCGCGGCCGTTGGATCCGCGGCCAAAGCGGAGCTCGAAAAACTCACAAATCAGGCGGAGCAAATTGCCTCGGATATTGAGGCAACGGAGAATAAGGCGGAGGCCGCAAGCGGAGCTCAGTCTCCGGACCAGGGACTACCGCCAGGTCAAGGCGGGCATCCGTCAGGCGGCCGTCCGGACCGGCCGGACCAGGGACTACCGCCGTCAGGCGCGCGGCCGGATCAAGGGTTGCCGTCCGGCGGACACGTAAGCGGTCAACCGGTTCCAGGAGGCAAGCCGGATCAAGGCTTGCCGTCTCAACCAGGGCATCCTAGCGGACAACCGGTTCCAGGAGGCGGAGGCGCGCGGCCGGACCAGGGACTACCGCCGACGGGTCAACCTAAGAAAAGATAAGGGGACAAATTCAAATGGCTAACATAACTCGAGGTCCAGGCGTTTCAGAGCTCACCGGCGAGGCGCCGTTGTTCAACGCGCAAACCGTTAAGGCGGTCCAGGAGTGCCGGCAACAATTGCCAGGATGGGTGCAACAGGAAAACGTCTTTTCTGACGTTATGCGCAACCTCAAGGCGCAAGCTATTGACGGCGCAAACGCTCCAACTCAGGCGGAGATTGATGAGGTTAACCGCCAGGGCGGGGCAATGTATGGCGGCTCAAGCTACGTTCCGCTCACGCTCGAGGCTTGGACGGCGCTTATGAGTGCCATGACGGCTATGTTTGACGGTTGGAACGGCGGCCAAAATACCGCCTTTCTAAACGCCAAACCTTAGCCGGCGCCGCGGGCTCCTCATGGTCCTGGACTTAAAGGCCGAAATGCTCCGGCTTGCAATGGAGCGTATAACGGCCGGCGTTACGGAGCTCAGAGCTATCGCGCTTGAGGAGCTAACGCGGCGCAGTATGGACGATTTGACGGCCGGCCGGCTTGCAACCGTTGCAGATAAACTTGAGACGGTTGTAGCCGTCTTGAACGAGACAATACTCTCAAGACAGGCAAGGCAAGGGACGGAGGAATGATTGCAACAGAGCGGGACGTCCGCGTAGCACTAGCGGCCGTGATAGCCGGCGCCGTCCCGCTTGCGCTTGTATATAACCGTTGGATTTTAGCGTTCGATCCAGGGCAATGGGCCGGCTTGCTACGCTCACCGGCGGACGGCGGGCGCGTCAACTCCTGGACGGTTACGCGGCGCGCCGTGAGTGAGGAAAAGATTGGAAACAATTGCGTCCGCGCGGTCTGGTTCTATGACGTAATAGGCTATTACGGATATTCAACCGGCGATGATACCTCGAGCTCCGAGGATCAATTCCAGGCGGACGTTGACGCGGTTTGCGCGGCCGTTGCCGCGGCCGGTTTGGATCCGGCTATCGGGCGCAACGACCAGCTCCAATTTCCGATGATTGAAATTTCAAGTTTTGGCGCGGAACTGATACACGTTGCGCGCGGCCGGCTATCAATTACGCCATGCCTACACTAGCGGCATGGTCCAGGAGGCTTAATGACTGATTTCCTGTCAAGGGACGTAAAACTCGGACTTAGCGTGTTACCGGAAACCACCTACAATACGCCATTCTCAACGGCTCCGGACTACGGGCCGCTTGTCACTAAGACGGCGTTCTACGTCTTGCCTCAAATGGAGAAAACGGACGACGCCGGCCGCATTGGCAACGGGACGGAGTTTGCTACCTATATCTGCAACAGCTATTGGAGCCATCCCGCCGTCAATATCAATGACGATGTAAACGTTGACGTTGCCGGCAAGTTGCTACTACGCGCGCTAGGCGGGCCGGTCCTGGACACGGCGGCCGGAACGGGGACAAAGCACTCCGCGGCGATGCTACCGGTATCCGCCGGCCGGCAACTTCCGTCCAGTGATTTCCTGTCACTATTGGGCGGGGCGGACTTCCTCCTGGCCGGCATGGTTGTTGAGCGTTACCGGTTGAGCCAAAACCGCGCGGACGTCCCGCAATATTCCGTTGACTTGATAGGCTCCGGCAAACATATCCGGCCGTCAGGCATAACGCTATCGGGCTCCGCGGCCACTATCCAATGCCTGACGGGCAATGACGTTGTTTTAGCTTGGACGGATAGCGGAGGCCGGCGGACTATCACGGCGGAGGCATGTCGGGTCCGGTCCTGGTTTGTTGAGATTGTAAACAACCTCAAACAGAATGATAGGTGCGCCGGCGATCCGCAACTTGCGGAGGGCGCTTGCGCTCCGGCCGGCTACGTCCGCAAATTGCTCCGCGGCTCCCGTAACGTCACCGCTCAAATTGTCATAACTTTGGATTCAACCGTTCCGGAGTGGATCCAAATGGCGTGCAATGAAATCCTGACGGACCTTACTTTCACCGTCAACGGGCCGGTCATAGGCGCCGGACCTACAAAAAACAGTCTTGAAATTGTGATCCCGAAGTCAACAATCCGCGCAACAACCTCCGGCGATGATAATGACGACGCCGTGATAGCTTTGGATTTTGTTGCCATGTATGATCCGTCAACCGGAGGCGCCGCAACCGGCTCATGCACAAATGCAACGGCAAGCGGTTTCAAATAGGGAGGACTTATGGCCAATCAAAAGACAATGCAGGCTCCGCCGGCGCCAGCTCAGCATACCTTGACGGCTAAACCGGAGCCCACGCCGGACTCCTGGTATATCACGCGGCGGGACGCGCTCATGGACGGCGATCCAGGCGTCCTACCGTCCGGAGACACGTGCGTCGAACAACGGACGGAATACTCAGAGCTAGCCGTTGAGGCCGGAACGCCGGCCGCGGCCACGCTTGTTTCGATAGCACCGGCAACGGCAACCGTAGGCGGCGCGGACTTTACGCTCACCGCAACAGGGACCGGATTTGTGAGCGGAGACGCCATTGTTGTAAACAACGTCCCCGCCTCAACAACGCTTGTCTCTGCAACGGAGCTCACCACGCCGCTTGTAGGCGCGAATCTGACAGCGGGCGCGCTACCGGTCCTGGTGCGGCGCGGCTCAACTGATACGCCTCCGCAAACTCTGACAGTCACATAAGGGGACGCAATGCCGGACCAGAACGCCTCGAAAATCATCAGGCTTTTTACGGAGTTTTTGGAGGCGTTCGGCAAGTCGACGGCGGAGGAGCGGCGCGCGTTTTTGGATTTCATAGGCGCTCAATCCAGGGCGGATTTGCTTGCACTTGCGGAGGCTATAGCTAACCGTGATAAACCAGGACGATGATTACTATGTCCGCCGGCGCGCGGCTTTGATTGCAGGCGACGCCGGCGTCTTGCCGGAGGGACAGACGGCCGCGGAGGCGCGCGCCGCGCTCGAGCTCGAGGCACAACGGGACGTCCGCATAAGGCGGGCGCGCTCATATCAGAAGGGATTAGATGGCAGAAATCACGAGCCAAACCAATGGATTGGATCAAGGCTTTTCCCAAACCTCCGCAAGCGGAGCGGTTGTTGCGGACAGTGAGGCGCTTGCGGTTGACTACGCTTTTGACGCGCGCCAATTTGAAATAGCTATTGAGGTCCGGCGCGGGGACGTCACCTACCATTTCGCTCACCGGCTCCGGCGTCCAACGCTTGAGGAATTGCTTGAGCGTGAGCGGGCAATTACTTATGAGGTTGTTGAGGTTGATAGCCGGCAGGACGTCATACACTTTGACGTTGAGGCCGCAAACGCGCGCCTATGGGACCGCATAGCGGAGGCCGTCCAGGGTTACGACTTTGGGGATGGCGTTTCCGCCGGCTATGGCGCGGAAGGTTTCCGGCCGGTCCAGGAGCGTGAGCGTGAGCGGATGCTAGGGACGCATAAGTCCCGCGTCATACTTGGACTCTATACGGATGAGACGGAGCCAATTGAGGACGATGGGTTTTCCCTGGACTCAATCCGCATCCGGCAAACCTTCGGGACGGTTGCGCGCTCCGCGGTCATTCATACGCTCCGGTTGCCTACCGAGGCGGAACGTATCAAGTTTAAGGCGCGGTCAACCTCAACTCAATTTGTCCGCGGCGCGCGCAAACGCCATGAGACTATCCGCTCAGACTTGAAAACCTTTGTCGGGTTTTATGATTTGCTCCTCCTGGATATTCAGGGCGGGACCGTTGACGGCGCCGGCTACTCAACCGCGCGCCGCGGGCCGTTTCTTGCCGCAATAGATCCAATGTGGAAACGCTCCGTGGTGCAATCCTTAGTCAACTCACTTGAGGCTAATCTAAAGGACTGACGGAGGCTCTAGCGGGATGGTTTGGCGGCCAGCTAGAGCTTGACCAGGACAACGCCGGCGCGCGCTGTCCAGGCGAGGAGCGTTGTGAAATTACGGGGCCGCTCCGCACGCGCGGCGCACGCGCTATTGAGGACGTTTGCCGCGGGTGCAACCTCCGCCATACAAAACCTGGCAGTCAACCGCCGGAGCTACTTGCGGCAATTTCCCAAACCTTAGAGCTCGATGAGGTCCGCTCACTAGGCGCGCGTTTCAATTGGCCGGACGGTTTGAGCTCAGCGGAGTGGGCCGGCTTGCGGGCGCTCGAGCGGGCGCGTAAGGACTTTGAGCGGAAACAAAACGCGCGCCAAAAACGCGAGGCGGAGCAACAACGCGTGGCCGGCTTAGTCAGGCATAAATAAATGGCGGAGCCCATCAAAATACAAGTAGTCCTGGATGATAAGGGCGTTGCCGGCCAGGTTGATAAAATCAAGAAAGGGCTTGAGGGCGCCGTTGACAGCGCAACCGAGGCCGGCAAGAAAGCCGGCAAGGGTTACGGCGAAGGTTTCAATAACGGCTCGAGCTCGGCTATCAACGCCGGACTGGACGCGGCAAAAAAGAAAACCAAGGACTTGTCCGAAGGCGCCGCGGAGGCCGGTCATGAGTTTGGCAGCGCATTAGGCGGGGCAATATCCTCCGCGTTTGAGGGAAACTTCAATGAGGTTATCAAGAAATTAGGTGAGCTCAAGGCGGCCGCCATTGAAATAGGTGAGTCAATTGGAAAAGGTGTCTTTAAGGACATGGCCGCGGAGCTCGAGGCGGCCGGCGTATCAGCGGAGGCCGCGGCGGCCGCTTTTAAGTCCGCGGCTATAGGGATCGGACTTTTAGTGGGCGTGGTTGCCGCGGTAGGCGCCGCGCTATTAGGGCTCGGCGTTAAGACGGCGGAGTTTATAAACCACTTGGACGAAATGTCCAAGGCAACGGATATAGATATTCAAACGTTAGGCGCGCTCAAGGGCGCGTTTGATGAGAATGGCGGCTCAATAGACTCGCTCACAAATTCTCTTGAACACCTAAACGTCTTTTATGGACAGGCGCAAGAGGGCTCCAAAAAGAATCTGGACACGCTCCTCAAATACGGGATTACGTCAACGGATACGGCGCGGCGCGTTGACCAGATGATGAAAGCAATCGCCGGCATACAGGATCCGGCGGAACGGGCGCGCGTTGCAACGGAGTTAGTAGGCAAGGCAAACGCGATTATCCTCCTGCAAATGCCGGAGCTCGAAAAGGGGCTGGACGGCGTGAGGGAAAAATATAAGGCGCTGTCCGACGTCCTCAATCCGGAGGCCGTTGAGGCGGCGCGCAAGTTTAAGGAGGTATCCGAGGAGCTCCGCCAAACCGCGGAAATCACCGGACATAAAATCGGAAATGAAACGCTCCCGTTTGTCACGCGGGAGCTCAATAAATTCAACGTTGTTTTAGACTCAACGCTCGGAACGCTTTCAGCAATCAAGGCGGGCGATTTTGGCCAGGTGTTCAAAGACTTGTTACCGGAGGATTTCCGCAAAGACTTAGAGCGGCTCGGAGTCCTCAGTCCAAAGGCAAAGCCGGCCGCGGCAGCGCCTCCCAAACGGGACGCCGGCGTAGGCGAATTTGGGCCGCTAGTCACGCCGGAGCAAGTCAACGAGGCTCAGGACAGACAGGACGCCGCGGACCGCGCGCGCTTGCAGGGTATCCGCGACGGGCTGGATAAGGAAAAGAAAGTCCGGACCGAATCCGCAAAGGCTATCATTGCCGCGCAAGCGGCGCTTGCGGACGCCGCATCGCAGGACAGGCAAAGACAGGAACAAGACGCCGCGGAGCGGTTGCTCAAGACGGCGGAGGAGGAATTTAAGCTAGGCATCCTGGGCTATAAAGATTACTACGCGGCGCGGCTTGCACTTTCACGCGGCGCTATCCAGGCGGAGATTGATGCAATTGACCGCTCAATAGACGCGCGCAACCAGGAGCTTGAGGCGCTTAAACAACAGAAAAACACCGAGGCCGCTCAAGCCGGCGTCATGGCAGTCCTGACAAAACTATGGGGAGACAGGGAAATAGCCGTCCGGAATTACGCGGACGCGGAAACCGACGCGTTTAAGGCGGCCGGCTTTCACAACGCCGCGCTAATTGAACAAATACCGCTCCTCGAGGATAAGTTTTCGATTGAGAATAAAATCATCCGGCAGGCTAAAGAAAGCAACGCGGCGCGCGAGGCGGATCCGCTTTTCCAGGAGTCAGAACGGCTCCGGCTGCAAATCAAAAATCTCAACCGCTTTATCTCTCAACCGGACGCAAACTTTGCGGCGCGGCAACAGGCGGCGGCGCTCGAGGCTATAGCGGAGGTTGCGGACGCGGACAAAAAGGCAACGCTTTCCATGATTAAGGATCGCGTGCTACTTGCGGACGCAACCATCTATCATTCAACGCGGGCTCAGGCAATTCTACTTGACCATTTGGCGGCTCAAAAATCCGTAACTCAATCCGTAGGCGACGCCATGATTGCGGTCTATGAGGGCGTTGCGGGCGCTATTGATAAGGGCATCGGCAAGCTAACCGCGCGGCTTGGCATATTTGGCGATGCGGTCCGCGAAGTCTTGAGCGGGATTACGCGCTCCGTCCTGACGCTATTTACAACAACGCTCATGGGCGGGCGGGGCGGCGGAGGCGGCGCGGGCGGCGGCGGGATCATAGGGGCGCTCACCGGAGGCGGAGGCGCGGGCGGGTTTGGCGGAGTCCTTAACGCATTCCAGGCAAGCGGCGCGCCGGCGTCAGGAGCCGCGACGGGATTTGGGGCGCTTGGCGGATTACTTGCGGCCGGCAACGCTCCGGCGTTTGCGGGCGGAATTGCGCAATTTACCGGCGGCTTTGGCGGAGGACTTGCCAATTTCCCTGTTGCCGCGGGCGGGCTCGGACTTAGCAGCGGAATAACGGCGCCGGCGGCGCTATCAACCGCGGCAACGCTTGGCGCCGGCTTGACGGGCATAGCTAAAGGATTCTTCGGTCCAGGCGCTATAGCTAAGGGGCTCCCAGGCTCAACGGGGTTTGCCAATTTCATCGCCGGCATAGGCGGCGCCGGCGGACTTGCGCTCGGGGCGCTAGGCGTCTCATTAGGCGCCGGCATAGGCGGGACGTCAAAAACGGGCTCCGTGTTAGGCGGCATCGGCGGAGGCATACTGGGCATAGGGGCCGGCATTGCCGGCACAGCCTTCGGGCTGGGCGCAACGCTAGCGGTTGCTCTAGCGCCGCTCCTGGGCGCCGCTTTGATTGCGGCGCCGTTTATCATTGCCGCAATCCTCCTCAATCGGGCATCGGCGCGGAAAAAAGATGAGGCGCTAGCCGATTCATACTGGAAAGGCGCCGCGGACCAGATTGTTGAGCTCACGCGGCAAGTAAACTCAGACAAGATTGACGGGCAGGACGCTTTGACGGAGGCAATCGCGCTCCGCTCACAAGCCGTTCAACAAATCTCAACTATCAAAACCGCCTCCGTCCGCGAGTCCCGTTTGGCTCACCAGATACCGGACCTTGACAGGGTTTACATTGAGCCGTTAAAGCGGGCCGTCGAGGCTCAGGCGCGCCGGCGCGCTACCGGTCAAAGTATCATTCCGGAGTTTGCAACCGGCGGCTACGTGGGCGGAATTGACCGCGGCTACGATTCAGTCTTGGCGCGGCTCCGTCCAGGCGAGGCCGTTTTGACGCGGGAGCAACAGGCAAGGCTAGGCGGGGAGGGCGCCATGAGGCTCGCCGGCGTCCCAGGCTTTGCGGAGGGCGGCGTTGTGTCTGCAACCTCCGTCAACTCCGCAATGATCATCTATCTCGAGGTCAACCTCGGGGTTTCACCGCAAGCGGCGGGCGATTTGGTTGTCACCGGCGCAACCACGCCGCAAGGGCGCCAGGTTGTTGTAAGGACAGTCAAGACGGCTCAGAAGAATAGAGAATTGTAGAGACATGCCGCGTGAGCTACCGACCGGATTAGTCGCACTCCTCAAAAGCGGATTTGCGGAAACGCATTCAACGCTTGCTATAACTCTCATCGGCGCCGGCCGCTCAATCAACCAGACAATCTATCTAGCAACGGCCGCGGAGGGCGGACAGAACGCTCCGCCTGTAACCGCTCCGCCTCCGGCTCCGCTCACAATCCCAAACGCCGGCTTTGAGGCTCCAATACTTGCGCCTCCTGGATACGCTTTCAATCCGGCCGGCGCCTCCTGGACGCTTGCGGGCTCGAGCGGACTTATCCAGGGCGGCTTATTTGGCGCCGCGGCCGCTCCCGAAGGCGGCCAGGTTGCATTCTTGCAGGAGGCAAGCGGCGTAATCTCTCAAGTCCTGACAGGCTTTATTGCGGGCGTTAACTATGACGTCAAGTTTAAGGCTTGCCAACAATTTGTAGATCACACTGAGGACTTTGACGTCTACATGGACGCCATCCTCATAGGCAACGCAAAGCCGGCCGGCGTTGCGTTTCAACAATTCTCATTTCCGTTTGCCTCCGGACAGACAAGCTACACGCTAAAATTCCAGGGCAAAAACACGGCCGCCTATGCCGGCAACACCGCTTATATAGACGATGTTCAAATTGTCCCGTCCTCCGGCGGGATTAGCCGGCCGCCAGGCGGGCGCGGCGTCGAATACCTCCCGCGGCTCCGCTCAACGGGGCCGGTTGCCATGTCCCTGACGCGCTCCGCGGACCGCGTCGACGTTGTTGTTGAAAACATAGACCGCTTGACCGGCAATCAACTTGTTGCGGTTCAAGACGTGCTTTATGGCTCTTTTGCGGAGTTTGGCCGGCTATGGCGCGACTTACGCAATCCGGCAAACGTTTATCAAGTCACGCTACTCACCGGTCAGGTTGTTGCCGCGCGCGCCTCGGAAACAGAAGTCCAACTCACGCTCATGAGTGATATTTACTCGAGCGGAGCTATAGCCGGCCAGATAATTTACGGGCGCTCATGTCCCTGGACGTTTAAGGACGCGGCAACGTGCGCCTACGCGGGGCCGCTTGCAACGTGCAATAAACTCCTGGACTCGCCGGACGGTTGCGCGGGCCGGAGCAATGAGTTTCATTTCGGCGGCTTCCCGTATATCAAAAGCGTTGACACCATCAGCGGCGCGTCCGCTCTGCAACAAAACGTCCAGTATCAAACCATCATTCAACCGGCCGCACTCACGGCCGCGGAGCTCGAGGCCGGCGCGCGCGCAACAACCGCAATAATTCAACGGCACAATTTACTCTTGCAGGGTTTTACGGTTACGGACGACGCGGTTAACGATGCGACTAAAATTGTTGCCGGCGGCGTGGGCGGAGCCAATTATCAAACGCTCAAGGAAAACGACGGCTATAGCTACGTCCGGACCTTACCGCCTCAACCGACGCTCAATTTCCTCAACAGCTTCAAACTAAAAGACGATCCTGGCAACCTCGAGACGGACATAACAACCTACGGCGTCCCGACGGGCCAGCTCAACGTCCGGACTGATTTCAGCGCCTCCGGCTCAATAGACGTTTCAACCGTTGTCACATTCAATATAGGCGGGATTGTCACGCTTGCGGACGTTCTAAACCTTCAACCAGGCATGGGGATTTTGGTTGAGGGCGCCGGATTTGGCGGGGCGGATTTCTTAGGGACCGTGGGCGCCGTTTCCGCGGACGGCAAGACGTATGTTTTAACCACGGGGTTTACTCAGGCGCCTCCGGCCGGCGCGCGCGTACAAGCGGATGATACGGTTGCGGTCCAGGCGTGGATTACAGCGCATGGCGACCTGGCCATGCCTCCTGGATACTACCGGCTCACTAACTCAATTGTTGTCCCGTCAACCTCAGAAGGTTTTTCCGTAATAGTCCATGGCTCCGGCTGGGACTTGTCTGTCTTTGCGTTTCAACACGGCGGGGACGGTTTCATTCCTACGGCTCCGGACAGGAAAATTGACAGCCTTGTCTTTAAAGACTTGTCCGTTGCAACGGGGACAAAGTGGGACAACACCGGACTCCTGGACGCAAACAACCATGGCTTTGGGCTCCGCATGACGGCGCCTACGCTTACCGGAATTTACAATGATTGTGTTTTGGAGCGTTGCCGCGTCATAGGCTGGGGCCGCTTTGGGTTGCTGTCAGATAACGCCGAGGTTTGTTGGATTACTCAGTGTATTTTCCGTGAGAACAAACACGGACACGTTGCGCTATTGGCTCCGGATCAGATAGAGGCGCCCAAACAACCTAACGCTAACACGCTAACGTCTTGCACGTTTGACCAGGCGTTCGGCGGAGGCGATGCAACGCGGACCGGAACGGGCGCCATGACGGCCGCGCGCGCCGAGCCGCCTCCGCTCACTCAGGCGGAGATTGACGCCGCGCGGACGCTCACGCTTAGCGGTATATCACTGACGGCGGCGGACCGCGGCCGGCTTGTCATAGTCCAGGGCGTCGGGACAAACGTTTCCAATCTCTACTCTTTTATTGACGTTGTTTTGAGCTCGAGCTCATGCCGGCTAGGGCATGATTGCCGGAGCTCAAGCGGATCCGCTCCGGTTACGGTTTTTTCGAGCTCCGTCGCGTCAATCTTCCTCAACCGCGCGCATGACACCGTAATTGACGGGGCAACAATTCAGGGCAACTTTACAAACGCTTTGACCGGCGTTGACTGCAACGCTATCCGCGCGGACGGTTGCGCTAACCTCCGCATTGTAGGCGTCCATGAGGAGGACGCCGGCGGCGTAGGCGGGGCCGCCGTCCGCCTCGAGAATTGCCAATCCGTCACCATCGAAAATTGGGGCGGGACAAGCGCGGGACCGCCGGCGTTTACAAACGCTCACGGCGCAGACTTCCAGCTAATCAATACTCATGGCGTCCGCGTCTCTCAATGCTATTTCAATGACAGACCGCAATTTGTCATGGACGGCAATAGCGATGCCGAAATTGATAATTCCCTAGTCACCGGACACAACAACCTATGGCAAGGGGACGGCTCATGGGAGCGGCTAAAAATTGGCTCCGGCGTCCGGACCTATCAAGCCGCGGACGCGCGGACAAATCAGACCGCCGGCAATGAGTACATGTATGACGGGCTCCTGGCGCGGGAGGTTCTACTCAACTCCCGTTTCATAGATGCTCCGGCTCCGTCAACAACCTCCTGGACAACCGCGCAACCTACCTGGTGGTCCTTAGTCTACGGATCGCCAGAACGCTTCGATTCATATTTGAGGGTTAACGCAACCGCGGAGGCGGCCGGCGGAGGCCAGAAGATATTCTCACAGACGGTTGCGGTTCCGGATTCAATACCGGCCGGCTCCTGGATTCTAGGCGTTGACTGGTACATAGAGTCGGACGCTCACGTTACGGCAACCGGCGCCTATGTTGAGGTCCGGCTCAAGCCGTCAACCGGCGTTGAGGAAACGCTCCAATGGTCCTCGAGGGCATACACCTATATCACCGGCGTTTGGAACGTAGGACAAGTCAAGGCGTGGCTTGGAACGGGGACAGGGCGGACTATTGAGGTCCAAATCAACGTCACGCCAGGGCCGTCAAATCCCATCATACGGCTCACTAATTTCAGGCTCACGCGCGGCAAACATAGCTTCGGAGCATGGGCGCGGCCGGTTACGGACTTCGGCGGGAAAATGCGCGCGCCGCTCGAGTTTGAGCCCATAGCCATTCCGCCGGCCGCGGGCGGCTATCCTCCTCCGCCGGCCGGCTCGCCGGTCCTGTCAATAGTCAACATTGCCGGAGTCCTCAATCAAGGCAAGAACGGCGCCTATACGCCGCTAGGGACAACCGGAACGGGCGGACCTATAAGCGGGCCGCCTAACTATTACGCAATTTTCAACGCGGCCGGTAACAATCTTGACTACGCTTCAATCCGTCAGGATGCGCCAGGCATTGTCCATATTCTCAACGTTCCGCTCTGGATTGACCGGCAACGGGCGCTGATTTCTGACTACACGTCAAGCGGGCTCAAGGCAACCATAGCAATTTGTGACTATGACGACGTGGTTTACTTTGGGCCGGACTTCAACGCGGCCGGAGCTCAGACGGGCACCAACGTTGTGATCCGCGCGGCGCATGGGGACGTTTCGAGTTTGCAAATCAGCGGCGCCGGCCGGCGCATGACGTTCAATTCTGATTTAGCTTTGACCGGCGTTACGCCTCCGCTCCCGACCTTTTTTGTAGGCATTTCCGACTTGAGTTTGGACGGGCTCCGCATTCAACAGACCGTCGCGGGACTCTACGTCGGATATATGCTTTCCTGTTTTTTCTCCGGAACGGCAACCGATGCTTTGTTTGCGGTAGATCAGAAGGGCGGCTTAGCGCGGCTCAATAACCTCAGCTATCTCCAATGGCCAATCAATCATGGTCCAGGCGGGGCAACCGTCCTCACAAATAACGGCTCCGGAACGCTCACGTGGGCTCCGGCGTCCGGAGGCGGGCACGTTATCCAGGACGAAGGCGTCCCGCTAACGGCTCAAGCGGCGCTCAACTTCACCGGCGCCGGCGTTACGGCGTCAAACGTTGGAGCCGCAACCAACGTCAAGGTTGAGACGGCCGGCGTGGCGCAAGAGGGCGCCGTCTCGATCAGTCCTCAGCATTTCAGCGGCGCCAAATTTTTCCATAACGGCGTCACCGTTTACCTTGATAGCGCGGGCTCCGCGGTTGCGCTTGTAGTGCAATCAACAAACGGGACAGTAGGCGCGCATATCCAGGACTGGTGGGGCGGAGGCGGGACCGCCATTGCCTCAATCAACGATCAGCCAATCCTCCGTCTTGGAATACCGGCCGGCCGCGCGGGGTTTGTTGAGCTCTGCAATGATACGGGCTCAGGCACCATTCAATTAGCCGGCGGGCAGGGGCAAGCCGTTTCATACACGCTCAAGTTTCCGGCGGCGGCTCCGGTTGTTGGCTCAACCTTGCAAGTCCTCAACGCCGGCGGTCAACTTGTATGGTCCGCGGCCGGCGCCTCCGGACATGTGATCTATGAGGAAACAACGCCGCTTGCACAGCGGGCGAACCTCAAATTCCAGGGCTCCGGCGTTACAGCGACGGACAACGGGACGGACACCGTTATTACGCTCAATCCGGCAACGGCAACGCTTGAGGGGATTGTCTCGTCCATAGGTCAAACTTTTGGCGGCCGTAAGACGTTCAACGCCGGCGCCACAATGTTAGGGCTGGCTTCAACCGTTCCAGTCCTCACGGTTGCACTTGCCGTGGGCGCCTCACCTACGGGCCGCTTGCAGGAATGGCAGGACGCAAACGGACAAGTCCTGGGCTACGTTGACCAGACTCCGGCGTTTCACTTAGGGGCGCAGGGTTTCACAACCGGCATGCTCGAGCTTGCCTCCGCCTCCTCCGCAAACTTTACAACGCTCCGCGCGGCTACGTTTCCGGCCGCCTCACTTATCTATGTCTTACCGGTTGTCAATCCGGCTCCTGGACAAGTCCTCGGCGTTGACACGGTTGTCGGCTCGGTTGTCAACACCAAATGGCAAACCTCCGGAGGCGCCGGCAATGTCACCGTTACGGCGCCGCAGGGGACAGAGCGTTATGTCCCGCGTTGGAGCGGGACAGGAACGGCAACAACAACAACGTTGGTTGACTCCGCAATATGGGACCGGACCGCAACCGGCGGAACGCTTGAGATTGCATGCAATCAATTGTTGTTTCACCGCATGGACGGAACGGACTTACAGGACTTTTATCAACGGGCCGGCTCCGGCGCCGGCGCTATCTGGCGCGTTGACCGGCGGACCGGATCGTATCCGCCAAACGGCATGGCGGACGCACTCAATACTATTGAGCTCCAATTACACTTTGAGCCAACTTCCGGAGGCGGACCAGGCGACCATCCGTTTTTCCTTGCCGGAGATAAACACTCATGGTTTCAATGCGGCTTGAGGGTCCGGCCGCACTCAACAAACGTTGGAGTCATGGGAAATACCTTCGAGGTCCAGGACGCCGGCGGAGTCCAAAAATTCGCCGTTGCGCAAAGCGGCAACCTTGCAATTATTTCAGGCGTTACCGGCTATAACTGGCCAGGGGCTCACGCCGTGGGGTTTCTGCAAAACAACGGCTCGGGCAATCTCTCATGGGGCTCCGGCGGCTCCGCTCACATCATCCAGGAGGACGGGACGGACTTAGCCGCGCAACCGCGGCTCAACTTCCAGGGCGCCGGCGTCACCGCGGCCAACGTGGGTGCAGTAACCAACGTCAAGGTTGAGACGGCGGGACAATTCCAGGAGGGCGCCGTCTCCGTTGGAACGCAACATTTCGGCGGAGCAAAGTTTTTCCACAATGCAACAACCATCTATGAGAGTGCGGGCATTCCGCTAGTCCTGCAATATACGGGCGTTGGTTCAACCTCACATATACAAGACTGGTGGATTACGGGGACAACGCCGATTGCCTATATAGACGCTCAACCGGTCCTCCGGTTAGGCATACCGGCGGGACGCCAGGGCTATCTCGAGCTCTGCAATAGCTCAACGGCAAACACCGTCCAATTAGGCGTCTCGAGCGGGCCGCAGTCCATGATAATTAACTTTCCAGGGGCGTGGCCGGTCAATAATCAATATTTGCAAGTAGCCTCAACCGGAGGCGGCGTGGTCAATCTGCAATGGCAGACAATCACGCCAGGAGGCGGCGCCGGCTCCGGCACAAACAACACTCTGGCGCGCTGGACTACAACCGCGGGCGTCTTGCAGGACTCCGGCATAGCTGACACCGTTGCGTCCGGCGCGGGCTCCGCCGGCTTTGGGATTATCATAAACCGCGATTTCCTATACGGCCGCTTGGACGGAACGCTCAACCTCGGGGACACTACAACACGCATCGGCGGCGTTTTTGTGAAGAATAATTTCTGGATGTGGGCCGGAGCCAATGCCGGCAACTCCGCCTCAAGTCCTACAACCATGGGGTTTTTGAGCGGAGGCGCGTCAACGTATTCGCGGATACTTGTGTCAGGCAATGAAAATTGTATCCAGGGCTCACCGCAAAACGGGCGCATGACGCTAGCGGCTTATCACGCTATTGAGCTCCGCGGCTCGAGGCGTCAAACCTCAGCGCCTAGCGTTTCAACAACGGTTGGAGACGGCTATGGCGTTTTGGTTTTCCAGGATATTTTCGATTTTGTCCCGTTCATGGTTGATACGCAATTTAACGCCGCAAGTGATTTGACGCGTTGGCAAAACAACGGCGCGTTGCAGGCGGCTATAGGGCCGGCCGGCTCGCTCCGCTGCGGAGGCATCGGCGGCCGCGTGGTGCAAGTCAATCCAGGCGGAGGCGCAACGCTCAATCTAAATCAGGCGCCTTACCTCGACGCTCACTTCCTCATTTTTGAAATGGTCAATGGCTCATTCAGCGTCATAATGCCTCCGCTAAGTGCGCTCATAGACGGGCGGGAATATTACTTTCTTATGAAGTCCAAAACAGCCGGCGGGATTTTAGGCGTCAAGACTCAGGGCTCACCGGTCCAAAATCAAATCAATGAGTTTGCCATGACGTCCGGCTCCGTTTGGAATTTGAACAATAGCGATCAGAGTCAAAGGTTTACGCTTTGGGTCGCGGACTACGTTAACAACAATTGGCGGCTGGTTGAGTTTGGACTATCGCCATAAAACCGGAGGACAACGCTTATGCCTACGCTCGAGTTTAAGACAATCCCGTTTGCAGACGGACAGGGCGCAATTAACTATAAAGAAGTCATACGCCTCGCCGTCAAGAATCCGGAGCCGCAAAACGGACCGGACGGCCGGCCAATTCCAGGCTCATTTGACTTCGACCAGCTTTTCTATGCGCTCAAGCTAATTGACAAGATTGACGCCGCAAACGGCCGCCTTGAGCTCACCGAGGAGGAGTCCAAGTATTTAGTAGGGCGCGTCAAGAAAATGGGCTGGATGCAGGCGGACCGCGCTATAGGTGAGTTTTTACGGGACGTTGCCGCGCTTGATCCGGCCGCGCAACTTCCGGACTTTGCAAGCGATAGTGATAAGGTGCAATGACACGGCCGCTCAATATTCAACCGTTCCTCGAGGATAACCCATGGGGCGATCCTACGGGCCGCGATCCAACGGATCCAGGGGCGGGCGGCGGCTCACCTACGTCACCGCTCAACAACGTCATAAATGATTTACAAACGGACGAGGGCGCCGTCAAACCGCTTGCATACGGGCGCCATATTGTTGCCGGCCAGCTTATTTTGCATGACTACTCAGCGGGGCCGCCGGCCGCCTCAACCGTCCTGGTAGCGTTAGGCGTTGGAGAATGGGACAGCGTCGAAAAACTTTGGTATGCCGGCGATGAGGTTGCGCCGGCCGCTTATCACTTTCACCCAGGGACTCAGAGCTCCGGCGTTGCGGATCCGGTCCAGGGCATAGACTCTTTTTTCCCCACCGGCTTGACCTATTCAGAAACGGCATACATTGCCGTCCAAGTCCCCGAGCCGTTTGTCTCTGAGGACAGGCCGGATAAACTCCGCGGCTTATACAAGACGCTCAAGGTTGCGGACTATGACGCAAACGGAAATCAGACCGGCTACGGATTCAGCGCAAATCCGGCGCGCGTTGCCGCGGACTTGATACTCAAGCGGGGCAAACGGCCGGCAAGCCGTATTCATTGGGGATCATGGACGCTTTTCCGGAACTATTGCGATGAGCTCATACCGTGGGAGGACGGGACAAAAGACGAGGGCGGCACAAGTGTTATCCGCTCAATCAAGCGGTTTGAGTGTCACATTGTATTCAGTCAGGCTACGGACCTGGCGTCGGCGCTCGAGTCCGCACTCGGGACCGCCGGCGCATTTTGGCAGGACGACGGCCGTCAAATCCGCTTTTTACTTCCGCGCAACGGCGCCGTTATCCATGCCTTTACGGAGTCCAATATTGTTGAGGGCTCATTCTCTTTTTATCAGCGGGACATAAGGGAACGGCCAAACCGCTTGCAAGCAAAATTCCGCAACACGGACGATCCGTTTTTGATTGAGACAACGGTTGAGACAAAGCGGGAGGCGTTGCAGGACAAAGTGGGCGTTGTCGATCCAGGCGTCCGCAACTTTGGAAGTATGACGGTTGCCCAGGCTCAGCGGCTACTTGAGAGACAAATGAGGCTCGAGGCGGACTATGCAATCTTTGCGGAGCTCCGCGGGCAAGGGGACTCACTCCACGTCTTGCCTGGGGATTACGTCACCGTCACGCATACCGTTCCGCTATGGGCCGGAGTCCGTTGTCTTGTCATAGACGCCGTTGACGAGTCCGCGGAGCAATATGCGGATGAGCGGAGTTTTCTATTACAACGCGTTGACAACCAGGTCTATTCAGACACGGACCAAAAACCGATTCAACCGGCTATTGCACCATGATTTGTCCGCATTGCAAAAAGACGAAACTTGTCGGGCAAGGGCGCTATTTTGGATGCTGTGCTAAGTGCGCCAAAAGGCTATTTGGCGGCGTCATGGTAATTCGACCGCCAAGCATCGGAGTCGGACAGAAAACACCATGAGTACACTAACGCTTTCACCGCCATCGGCAATCATGGTTCCGGAGGGTTTCCAGGAATTTACGCTTGTTGCGGATCCTCCGCCGGCTATGTGGACGTCCGTTGCAAACGCCGTTGTCCAGTCAAACCTGGCAATCAAGCCGGCAAACCTTGCCGCAACCATGTCCGCTTACGGCGTGCACCGGCTCCGCCAGGGGACGGGGACCGTTACGTTTCAATTTGACTCCGCCATGTTTCCGGCGTCCGGCGGCGTGTTTGGCGCAAACCTACAGGACGCGGACTCGGCATTGTTTGCCGGCTGGGAATACAACCGGAGCACAAACTCACTCAGGGTTTACAACCAGACCAATTCAAACTTGCATACCTTTCCTGTGATCCTCGGGACAGGGGACACCGTAACAATTGAGATTGCCGGCTCAATCTGGCGCGTCTCATACTCGAGCTCGAGCGGGACCGATAGCACGTCATTCACACCGTCCTCCGGCATTAAGTATCCGTGTTTTTACGGCGTGGCAATGTCCGCAACTATGACGGCCGGCTCATACTTTCCAATCCCGACGTTGTTTGGACAATGGACAATGTTAGCGGATCCGTTTTGGACTATTTCAGGCGGGACAGTCACGCCGGAGTCAGGCGTTGCGCGCGCGCAATATTACGCCGGCGTCTCAAACGTTGGCCTAGCTCCTGGGCTGTATCAAATAGCCGCAACTTATGCGGACTCTGTTTTCCAAAAGGCAATCGGAAACATAACCGTCCAGGCGTTGCAAATCCTGGGGCCGGCCGCCGTTGCGCTCAATCCTGGACAAGTAATTGACTTCAACACAAATTATAAACTTGTCTCATGGTCCGCCGTGGGCGGCGGTTCGATTACTCAGGACGGACTCTATACCGCTCCAACAACGCCAGGCTCGTACACCGTCCGCGCAACCTACGGAGCTCAAAACGCAAACGTCACCGTTACCATCGCGGCAACAATCACGCCGCAACTTACCGGAGCGTTTCCAGGGCAAGTGGTCCAATTCTCAACCAACATGCCGTCGCCGGTCTGGACGTCAACGTGCGGGACTATGACGGCCGGCGGACTCTGGACGGCGCCGTCAACGCTTGGCGGCTCATGCGTTATCACCATGACGTCCGGCTCAACCGTAGTCACGCTAACCGTTCCTATCCTGGATTTCTTCCCTTACGATCCGTCGGTTGCCTTTACGGACGATGTTACCAAAACCGTTTTGATGAGCATGGCGGAGGACGGTAGCAGAACGGCAAGAGTCAAAAATCAATATAATAAAAGCCGGCGCAAGTACGAGCTCACATTCCGCAACCGTGATCCGCAAGAGTACCTGGCCGCCGAAGGTTTCTGGCGCAGTCACCATCCGGACAAAACTTTCATATTCAGAGACGCTATCTTAGGACTTGACGTTGAGGTCTATTTTGATTCGGATTTCCGTTGCGAACCCCAGGCGGGCTGTCCAATAGATTACAGTTTCCGCTTGATAGAAAGGTGACTCATGGCTAGATGGGACTTGATTTTCATTGTTGCGGCGTTTATCTGTTTCCTCCTGGACGCGCTAAGGGTCCAGGCGCGCTTTAACCTCACCGCGGCCGGCTTGGCTTTGCTCACCATCGGGCTCGCTTTTCCCCGCGTCTAACCGCTCGAGGAGCGTTAAGACGGCCGCAAGCAAGCCGGCGATGCGGTTGTCGATTTGCTCAAGCCGGCCGGCTATGCGGTCAACGCCGCGCTCTATAGCCTGCGCCGATGTTAGTTCTATTCCGTTTGGCAAGTATCCTCCGGCGGCATGACAAACCTCCGCATGAATGCCTCAAGGCGGTTGAGGCGCCGCTCGAGGGCCGCCATTGCCTCCGCCAGTTGCCTGATTTCATTATCTCGAGCGGTTAGGGCTCCGGCCGCGGGCGCGGGTGCGGCGCCGGCCGCCATGTTGCCTATACACTCCGCAACCGCCTCAAGGCGCTCAGCAATCTTGTCAAGCCGGCGCTCTATGCGGGCAACGCCGGCAACGTTGAACGGCTCCGGCGCCGGCAGGGGCGCCGCGGGCTCGAGGTTGACCGGATGGCGCATGGCGCGGTTGAGTGCGGCTAAGTCAACCGTCAAATAGCGCCGGCTGTTTTTGGAGCCATGCGTGGGGCTCAATATGCTTTTGATTTTGCCGGCTTTTTCGAGGGCCGTTAGTTGATGGGCGTCCAGTCCTAAATACCTGGCCGCGGCCGTCTTGCCTAACGATGCCGGCCGTGTTTCATTTTGTAACATGCCTGCTATTCCTCCGTTTTTCGATGCGGGCGTCTAGTATCCGCTCGAGCTCAGCAAGGGCCAGGAGCAAAAACGGCGGGACGCCGCGTTGACCTAACTCCCACCGGCTCACCGTGTTCAAACTCACGCCTAAATCAGCGGCCAGGGCCGCCTGGTTGAGCCCATGCCGGCTCCGCCATTGCCTAACCTTATCTCCTGGACTCTCATAAACCTTCATTGCCGCACTATATAACGGACCGCGTTTGCCGGTCAACAAACGGTAGAAAATAAATTTCAGATTTCCCTTGACTCCATTTCAACAAATGGTAGAATGCGGGGCGTCGGGATTATCCGGCAACTATCCAGGAGGCGGCATGGTCAAGATTACGGTTGAGGAAATTGAGCGGATGGCGGCGGAGACGGCGGAGGCGGAGATTGACGCGGCGGAGGACTCCGTTGTTTGGAGCTATGACGACTTTGTTAACAACCGGCAGGGCGCTATCAAGGCGGACGCGGTTAGGCGGGCGCGCGATGCGAAGTTTGCCGCGGTACTCAAGCGGCGCAACAGGCGGGACGCAATTCATAACAGCTAAACGGCCGCCGGCTCGAGGGTCCGACTAAGAAACTCGAGCCGGCGCATGGCAGCAAACACCCAAAACCAGGAGTATTTACATGGCAGGAACTTACACCAAAACAATCGAAACGGCAACGCCGGCGGAGACGCTACTTGATGAGCTCCGCGCAACCTCAGCATCGCTTGCGGCGCTCACCGCGCGCATGGATGCGGCAATGACGGCAATAGCGGCCGACGCCGGCGCATGGCGTTGTGACTATTGCGGCTCCTGGACGCTTGAGGTTGTTGCGGTTGAGCTCGAGGACACCGACGGCCGTATCTGGTCCGCGGTTGAACAATGTCCGCGTTGTGCGGGCGAACGCTAACGGAGGACACCATGGAAACACGGCGCCGGCTTGCCGGCATACTTTGCGATGATTGCGGGCTCAATGAGGTTGAGGAGGACGGCGGCCGTTGTGCGGGCTGCCGGCTCGAGCGGCGCAACGTGCGCCGCGGCAACGCCGGCGAATGGGTCTATGTTTATGAAACGTCAAGCCAGGAGGAGGATAACTACTATGACAAGTAAAACTGGGGGCGCCGGACTCGAGGCGGAGCTCAACCGGCTCCGCCGGCAACTCGAAACGGCGGAGTATGCCGCGGACAGCGCCGCGCGGCTTGCGGAGGTCCGGATAGCCGGACTCCTCGAGGAGCGGGACGCCGCTATTGAGCACAACGCAACGCTCCGCCGGCGCATTGTCGCGGAGGAGGAACGCCGGCGGGAGCTCGAGACGCTTATAGACGGCGCGCGCGGCGTGCTATTCCAGGCGGCAAAGCGGGCTCAACAGACGGTAGAAAAATAAACCTTGACAGGCTTTCAACAAATGGTAGAATGAGGACATGGAAAAGCAAATCACACTTTGGACAGTCACCATTGACAGGGACGACGAGGATCGCGTTGCGTTCTATGCAACGGAGCGGGAGGCGCGCGGCGCCGCTCAGTTTTACGTCAGGGATGAGGAGCGGGCGGAGGTCAAGCCGTTTACGGTTGACGCAACCACCACGCCGGCTCTGGCGCGGACCTTCAACAAAGTTTATCGGAGGGATTTCTAAGATGGCGGGCGCAACGTTTTCTGAGAAGGTTTCGAGGGATCCGCGGGACATGATTTTCATGCCGACGCGTGAGTTTATTGCAGGGCTCGAGGTTGGAGGCAAGGCGCCGAATTGCTTCGGGGATTTGATGCCGGTCCTGGAAATCACCTACCGCGGCGAGGACACGTCCGGCCGCTTGTTTGTCTGCTACTACGTCCGTTTTGGACTCAACGGCCGCATGAGCGGCGCGCTAAAAGAGAATGAAATCAACCGGACCATAGCGTTGACAAACCGTTATCAGTCCGAATTTATCAACCGGCTTGAGCTCATAACGCTCGGGCTCGAGGAGGCAAGCTAATGGCAACGCAAATCACGCAAGGGGAGTGTGTCCTATTCAATAGCGTAACCGGACAGGCGTTTGGGCCGCTTTGGGAGGACTATGAGGAGGCGGAGGATTTTCTATCCTGGACAGCGGAGAATGTAATTGACCTTGAGGTTGAGCTCAGTGAGCTCACGCCGGCGGAGCTCGAGCGGATCATAGCGCAATGGTGCAAGGCGCGGAGCGTTCCGGAGGCGCCGGCGCGCAGACCGGCGGACGGACTCCGCGCGCGTATCCAGGAGCTAAAGGCGGAGTTTGCCGCACTCGAAACCGTAACGGAGCGTGGGCCGCTGTCACGCTATGCGGAGGAGGGCGTTGCGCGGGAGCGGTTGAGCCGGACGCCTACCGTATCCATGGCGGTTGACGCGGCCGTCTCCGCTTACGTCAGGGACAACGGCGATTGCGTTCCGGTTGAGGTTGTTGAGGGTATCCGCCATGAGGTTGACATACTCCTCAACGGGATTGACGGCGCGCTATAAATCAACCGATTGTAGAAACGCCGCCGGAGGTTTAGACTACACGCCATGACAAAGAAAGTAACAGGCAAGCCGGACGCGGAGCCGGACATGATAGATAAGGCGCCGGAGGCGCGCGGGCTCACTAATCCAGACTGTGAGATATGCGGGGAGCGGTTAGGGGCGCGTGAGGTTTGGCGCAACGGCGTCTATTACGGCTACTTGTGTCCTGACTGTGAGCGGGACGGACGGCGGGGCGTTGCACGCTCGAGGCCGGCGGATTGAGCGGTTGCCGGCGGCTCCGCTGCCCCTTTAGCGGGCCGTTGACGTGGGGCCGCTCTAGGCGGCGCCGGCTCGCGGAGGTGCGGCCGGCGCCGTTGACTATTCAAACAAAAACGCCGGCAAGGCGCCGGCGTGTAAAGGGTTTGCTCGGTATTCAATAGCAGACAACAGGAGGCTACAGAATGGCTCAGGAAATAGCAACGTCAAAGACAGACAACAACATGGCGATCTACGAATCGCTTGCACTCCGCGGAGATATAAGCGGGCTCAAGCCGGCGGAGCGGGTCCGCTACTATGCGGAGCTCTGCAACCGCCTGGGGCTCGATCCGCTCACTCAGCCATTTATACCGCTCCGGCTCAACAACAAAGAAGTCCTTTACGCCTCGAGGGCCGCAACGGATCAACTGGCGCGCATACATTCGCTCAGGCGTGAGGTTCTATCACGTGAAACCGTCCAGGACGTTTATATAGTCACCGTCCGCGCAACCTTGCCTGACGGGCGCGCGGAGGACGCTATAGGCGCCGTCTCAATTGCCGGCGCAAAGGGTGAGGCGCTTGCAAATGCGCTCATGCGCTGTGAGACAAAGGCAAAGCGGCGCGCAACGCTTGCAATCTTAGGGCTCGGCGTTCTGGACGAGTCAGAGCTCGAGACAATACCGCCGGCCGCTTTCCAGGACTCAACGCCAGCTCCGGAGCCGGAGGCGCCGCGGATGATACGCGCGGGCGTTGCAGGGATCAACGGGGAACAACGCGCGCGGCTTGCGAAGCTAATCCGCGAGTTGACCGGCCACGGCGTTGCACTCGAAAACCTCAAGGGCAAGATGGCGGACCTTACCGGAGCCGCAAACTCCGCGGACCTTACCGCTGTCCAGGCGGAGGACGTAATAGGCGTGTTTGCACAATGGGCCGCTCATTTGCAGGAGGCCGCGGAGGCTAACGCAAAGGCGGAGGCGGAGGACGCGCGCAAGGCTCAGATACAGCGCCATGTTGAGGAGGTTAGCGCCGCGGAGCCGGAGGAAAAGGCAGCCATGCCGGTTGTAGATAAATCCGTACCATTTTGAGGAAACCATGAAAACTTGTTTCAAGTGTCAACGGATAAAACCGCTTAGCGACTTCTACGTTCACCGCGGGATGGCGTCGGGCTACCTGGGCAAGTGCAAGGAATGCGCGCGGGCGGATCAACGGGCGCGCTACCGTGATAAGCGGGACCATTGCCGAGCCGCGGACCGTGAGCGGAACAAGACGCCGGCGCGCCGTGAGCAACACCATAAATACGGCCGCGACTATCGGGCGCGCTATCCGGAAAAACGCAAGGCGCACATGGCGGTTTGGCGGGCAGTCCGCGACGGGCGCCTCGAGCGGCAACCATGCCGGATATGCGGGAGGGCGGAACATGTCCACGCTCACCATGAAAACTACGCGGAGCCGCTCAAGGTTGAATGGCTTTGTGTCAACCATCATGCGGAGGCACACAAGCCATGAGCTCACTACTTCCAGCTCAGATTGAACAACGCCTCTTGCGGCTCAGCGCCATAGACGATGAGGTAAATGCAGAGCAAGCGGGACTCAAGCAAATTGAGTCCCGCATAACCGCGGAGCTCACCGGCGCTAAGGACGTCAAGACGGGGAAACTTGTCTTGACTAATGACAAGCAACGGGAGGCCGCCGTTGCGGAGTATTTGCAGGCGGACCAGGCTTTCCTGGACGGCTACAAGCGGCTCAAGGCGGCTCAGGCGGAGCGGGCAACCGTCCAGGCGGAACTAGACCGGATCCGCATTGAGGTCAAGTACGAGCTCCTCGAGCTCGAGGCCAAAAACCTCATGGACGCGCTCCGGCTTGCCGATGCTATTTGGCATGCGCGGCAAGGTCCGGACGCGTGGTCGCCGGCGCGCGTCAAGGCGGCCGTTGCCTCCGGTCTGGGCGGACCTACGGGCGGGACGCCGGAGTTTTATGCGGGCGCGGATGATTCAGATATTCCATTTTGAGGAGGCGCTATGGCAGCAAAACAACCGCCTCCGGCTCCGCCAAATCCGGCGGAGCTCGAGGCAATCAACCGCTCACTCAGGGACGCGGCAATGAAGCAAGTCCTGGACGGAGCCAATGAGCGTTATAAGGCGGTCTGTAAATTGGCTCACTTTGAGACGGCGCTCCGGCTTGAGCAATTCACTTCCGACGACGTCACGGAGCTCATGGACGTTTGGAGCCGGCAAACGGGCGAGGTCTATGACACGCGGGACAAGCGGGTTGTAGGCTGCATTATGCAAGCCGGCGGCCGTGAGGGTTTGGCTTACAAGACAAACCGCTATGAGGACTCACGTAAACCAACATGCCATTTGTCACCGTCAACGGTTTGGGTTTCACGCATATATCAGAACGGGAGTGGGCCGGAGGGGCCGGCCGCTCCGCCTCCGGCTCCGGAGGGAACGCCGGCGGAGGGTTGGCTCCCGTTTTTCGAGGAGGAAAGTCATGCTTAATCCAGGGCCGCGGCTCCGCGGTTTGATAGCAACGGCAACGCCGGTCCAGGCGGCGCGCGTCTACGCCAGGGCGCGCGCGCATAGGGCGCTATGCGTTAAAGAGGAAATTGAGCCGGCAAACGCGGAGTCGTTTTTGATTGAGGCGTTTGAGATTGAAATGAGAGACGGGGCGGAGGAGGCGGATCCGGAAACGGAAGTCCGCCGGCGCCTCGAGCTATACACAGGGCGGGACTACTCACGCTCATATACAGAACGATGAAATTGTTTCTCAAGAATCCGCCGGCAAAAAAACTCGGGCGCCCATTGGGAAGCGGCCATGCGCTAGGATCGGCTATAGGGCGCTTTTTAGAAAAGGTCAGAGTGGCGGCCGACGGTTGTTGGGTTTGGATCGGCGCGCGCCATGACAATGGCAACGGCATGTTTGATTTTGGTGGCCGCTGTATATCCTGCGCTCACCGGTTCAGCTATCAATACTTTATAGACTCGGACATTGAGGGGCTACGGTTGCAACGCGTTTGCAAGAATCACTCTTGCGTAAATCCCATGCACGTTGCGCCATGGGTAAAACGGGTAAAAGTAAAACCGGAGCCGCGGTCGAGGCTCCGCGAATTCTGTAAACGCGGCCACGCGCTAACGGTGGAGAGTACGTATAAAAGGCGCGGGACGGGGAAGCGCGTATGCAAGGCGTGTCAAAGCATGCGGGCGCATGAGTACTACTTGAGAAAAACGACGGGAGGACACCATGGGCGATAACTACATGATTGCAGTTGATGAGGCTATCAAACTTGGATTAGGCAAGGACGGCGGGCCGCGGAGGCTTTTGATTTTCGACGTTGCAACGCCGGAGGCCGCGCAGTCCATACACGTTGATAAACGGCATTATGAAATCCGCTACATTGGAGAAACAGAGTCCTCCGTTGAGATACAGATAACACGCAAGGCGCCGCGTCATGGCCAATAAGGAAAAGCGGCTTGAGGTCCGGACTGTCCAGGACACGGCAACGCATGTCCCATGGGGAGTGTGCATGGGGCGCATGGTTGTTGCGCGGTTTGGAACGGAGCCGGAGGCGGAGGCTTGCCGCGTCCGGCTTCAACTCAAAATAGACCGCGGCGCAGTCCTGGACATTGTGGCGCGGGTCCGTTCTGCGATAGAGTCCTGAGCCATGGTCGAAAAACTCAAGGCTCCGTTTCCATGGTTTGGCGGGAAGTCCCGCGCGGCTCCGGAAATCTGGACGCGGTTCGGGGACGTTGCAAACTATGTTGAGCCGTTTGCGGGCTCACTTGCAGTCTTACTCCTCCGGCCGCATCGCGCAAAGGTTGAAACCGTCAACGATGCGGATAGCTACCTTGCAAACTTCTGGCGTGCTATAGCCGGCAATCCGGAGGGCGTTGCGGAGTATGCGGACAGTCCGGTAAATGAAACGGACTTGACCGCGCGCCATCAATGGTTAGTTGACCAGGCGGAGTTTAGGGAGCGGATGCTCAGGGAGCCGTTTTACTTTGACGTCCGCATAGCCGGCTGGTGGGTTTGGGGTTTGAGTCAATGGATTGGCAACGGCTGGTGTAGTCCGCGGTTTTACGGCCGGCGCGTCCCGCGGGGATTGCCGGAGCTTGACCGCCAGAAGGGCGTGCACCGCAAATTGCCGGCGTTAGGCGATCCAGGAAAAGGCATACACGGCAACGGGACATGGCTTGCCGGCAAACAGCTTCCTTACCTTGCCTCAATAGGTTGCGGAGTGCACCAGGCGCAGAACGCCGGCGCAGTCCTCGAGCTATTACGGCCGCTCTACAACAGAATGCGGCGCGTCAGGGTTTGTTGCGGCAATTGGGATCGCGTCCTGGGGCCGTCACCTACAACGCGGTTAGGTATAACCGGAGTCCTCCTCGATCCGCCTTATGACTCCGAGTTTTGTGACAACGTTTACTCAATCCCTGCAAATTTAGGCGCGGAGGTTGAGGCGTGGGCAATTGAGCATGGCTCCGATCCAATGCTCCGCATAGCTCTATGCGGCTATGAGGGCGCCTACAACATGCCGGCGGACTGGACTTGTCACTCCTGGAAAGCAACCGGCGGCTACGCTTCAATAGGCAACGGAGAAACGCGCGGCCGTGATAATGCGGAGCGTGAGCGGATATGGTTTTCACCGGCTTGCATCCTCCCGCAACCTGGCTTGTTTGATATGCTCGAGAATCCGGCGCCGGAATATTCAGACGAGGATTTGGAGGCGCTTGAGGAAATGAGCGACTTGGACGATGCCGCGGTCAATTGAGTATCAGCGGTATATGCGGAGTGAGGCATGGGCGCGCCGGCGTTGGCTCCGGATCATAGCTGCAAACTTTGAGTGTGAATCCTGTCACAGTCCGCACGCTCTGGACTGTCACCATAAAACCTACGCGCGGTTAGGCTATGAGCTCGATGCGGACCTTGAGGTTTTGTGCCGCTATTGTCACCGCAAACAACACCGGCTTAATTAAATCCGTTGCCATGTTTTGAACGGCGGCGCATTATAGGGGCCGGTCTTTTATTCCAAAAAGAAAAACGCGGCCGTTGTTGATTTAGCTTTAGCGGGCAAACTCAACTCCGTCGCGCTTATCTTTTGCGTCCGTCCCATGGACGCGGTTGCGCTTGATTGTGCCCGCCTCCGGTCCGGACGTCAACCTTAATTTGGGTTAGACGGAGGATTAAGTCCGCTATGTCAAACGGGAAACTCCCATGGGGAAAATTCTATTGGAGCGACTGGGACAGGGACACCGCTTTAGCGTCATGCTCACTTGCCGCGCAGGGCGCATGGATGCGGTTGCTATGCGCCATGCAAGAACAGGACACCTATGAGGTCCGCGGGACCGTTGAGAACTTTGCGCGCATTCTTAGATGCTCACCGCCGGAGGCGGCGCAGGCAATTGACGAGTTAGCCGTAACCGGAACGGCGGACCTATATGCGCTCAAACCTCGAGGCCGGCCGCAACTCATTGCAAACATTAATGACGATTTGTTTGGACTATACAGCGTTACATGCCGGAGAATGAAACGGGAGTGTAACGCTCGTGAAACAATCCGTAAGCGGGTGCAAAAACACAGACTTGCAAAGGTGAAACGCTCTTGTAACGGGGTTGAAACGGATTTGAAACGCTCTTGTAACACCATAGAGTCAGAGTCAGAGTCAGAGTCAGAGTCAGAGTCAGAGAATACAGTAGTAAATGAGTCTAGCAATCTTCTGAAAAAAGAGACTACTGATTCAAACACAAAACAAGAGAAGTCAACTTCGTTGACGGCGGTTTTTGATTTTTGGAAACTCACGCTCAACCATCCGCGGGCAATCCTGGACGCAAAGCGGCGCCGGCTTGTCACCGCGCGGCTTGCGGAGGGGTTTACCGTGGATCAACTCAAGGCAGCAATCACCGGTTGCTCACGCTCCGCGTTTCATCAGGGCGGCAATGACGGCGGCGCCGTCTATGACGATTTGTCACTGATTTGCAGAGACGCGGCGCACGTTGAGCAATTCATTTCCAGGGGAGAAAACGGCAATGGCAAACAACAGGGACTTACAAAAAACTCTCAACGCCTCCTCGAATCACTCGAGGGAGTCGCACGTCGCGCGGCACGTGATATTAGCGGGATTGATTCAGGAGTCGCGCTCGCTCCGCGGCTTACCGTTTTGCGATGATACCGAAATGCAGGCGCATTTATCCGCCTGGGGCCGCGCGCTTGCGGACGTTCCTACCGCGGACCTTGAGGACGCTTTTACGCAAGCCGCGCGCGCTATAGGGCCGGATAAAAATATTACGCCGGCTCATATCCGCTCAGCCTATGAGGACATTGCACGCCTCCGCGCTTACGCTCAACAATCCAGTCCGCGCGCCCATACCTCCTCCGGCAATTCCTGGCGGACGCCGGCGGAGGAGGCCGAATGGGTTGAACAAAACCGCATCCTCACGCCGGCGGAAAACAAGATTGAGTTTGAGAAATGGGCCGCTTGGCTCGAGGAACAAAAGCGGATCAAGGCTGCAAGCGGACAAAGGCAAACAGAATTCGGCGCGGCCGTCCAGGGCGCTTTCCGCAAGCTAGGGGAGGGGCTCGGCAATGATTGATTGTGGACTTTGTGACGGCTCCGGCTGGCAACGCTTTGAGCTCACTTGTCCGACGTTGCACGTTAGGCGCAACGTCGTCCGCGGTTGCGGTTGCTCCGAGGCTCCGCCGGCGGAACGCAAACCAAATCCGCTCACGCCTCCGGACTGGCAACGCTCACCGGATACCGGAGTCTGGTTGCCGCAAACCATAGCGGCCGTCCTGTCAAAACCGTGTAATTGTGCGGAATGCAAACGCGCGCAAAGGCGTTAAAGACTGTATTTCTAGTGACTTACTACCTCGCGTGGTTGGCTTTTCTGGTTGTCATAGGCTACCTGGGGCTCGAGGCTATGAGGCTTGGACTATAATTTCCGGCTCAAGGATTCAATCCAGGGCGGGGCGCTTTGCCGGCAAGGGCCGGCGCAGGGCTCCGAAAAACCCCGCATGAATACCACGGCAAGGGGTCATGCAAGAAAACCCCGTATTTATTGAATATTTGAAAATTCCCAACAGGCAACTCGGCGTTTAAGGCGCCTCCGGAGCCCGACGTTGAGTTTTCAACAGGATTTCAACAGGGCAAAAATGACAATTTCAGAGTTTTGGGCCGGCATAGCTCTAGGAATTATCCTGGGGTTTGGCGCCGGCGTGATTTTATTCTTGCCAATTGTCCTGACGCATACGGACCTTGAGGACGCACTAGACGCGCGCCGGCTCGAGCTCAGGCGGTTGATTAGCAGTATTGAGCAAATACGCGCTAGACTTGACGAAATGATAGATCGACGGACAGTCCGGCATTTTAACGCCGTTTTGGCAAAAGAAAATGGCGCGGAAACGCATTTGCAGGACTTACGGGGCGTTTTAGAACACCGGAAAATGGAGAGACATGGCGGGAATTAAAGGCCGCTCCGGCCGTAAACCTGGGCCGTTCAAGCCGTTACTGGCGGAGCTACTAGACGAGGCATGGCCGAAAAATAAACGCCGGCTGGTTATCCAGGCGCTTACGGACGCCGCAATTGACGAGGGCAACGTTGAGGCCGCCAAAACTTTGTTGAGCTACGCATACGGCAAGCCGGCTCAGCGCCATGAAATAACCGGACCGGACGGCGGCGCACTCGAAATTGAAATCGATGTTAGGGATCAACTTAGATCAAAACTTGCTAACCTCGCTCGAGCTCGAGGAACGGGAAACGTTTCTAGCTGAGCTCACGCCGGCGGAGGCGCTTGAGCTTTTCTATGACTGGACGTTCTGGGCGCGTCCTAACCAACTCCCGCCGGCCGGCAATTGGCAAAATTGGCTTTTGTGCGCGGGGCGGGGATTTGGCAAAACGCGCTCCGGCGCAGAGTGGATCCGCGCGGAGGCGGTCCAGGGCGGCCGGCGCCGGCTTGCACTTGTTGCGCCTACCGCGGCCGATGCGCGGGACGTCATGGTTGAGGGAGAATCCGGAGTCCTAGCCATCAGTCCTCCGCGGGAACGGCCGCTATATGAGCCGTCTAAACGCCGCTTGACCTGGCCAAACGGAGCCATGGCTACCGTCTACTCAGCGGATGAGCCGGAACGCCTCCGCGGGCCGCAACACGACGGCGCCTGGTGCGATGAGATTGCCTCATGGCGGTTTGCGGACGATGCCTGGGCAAATCTGCAATTTGGGCTCCGGCTTGGACAGACACCGCGCTCCGTTGTCACAACAACGCCGAAACCAACGCGGCTAATCAAAGAGCTACTTACCTCCGGCTCAACCGTTATCACGCGCGGCTCAACCTATGAAAACCGCGGCAACCTTGCGGACAGCTTTATCGAAGCCGTTAGGGCGCGCTATGAGGGGACGCGGTTAGGGCGCCAGGAGCTCTATGCCGAAATCCTCGAGGATGCGGAGGGCGCTTTGTGGAAACGCGATGAGCTCGAGCGTAACCGCGTCCGCAAGGCGCCGGAGCTCAAGCGGGTTGTTGTTGCATGTGATCCGGCCGCAACCTCAACTGAGGAGGCCAACGAGACAGGCATCATTGTTGCCGGCGTATCCAGGGAGGGCCACGGCTATGTCCTGGATGATAAGACAACGCGCGCCTCACCGCTCAAATGGGCGGAGGCGGCCGTTACCGCTTACCACATGTTTCGAGCGGACCGGCTTGTAGCTGAGGTCAATCAAGGCGGGGAAATGGTCCGGTCTACTATTGCAACTGTAGACGCAAAGGTTGCATATAAAGCCGTCCATGCTACGCGCGGCAAGCAAACGCGGGCGGAGCCGGTTGCGGCGCTCTATGAGCAAGGCAAGGTTCACCATGTCGGAATGTTTGCCGACCTTGAGGATCAACTCTGTCAATGGACTCCTGGCGCGCCGTCTCCGGACCGGCTTGACGCGCTTGTCTGGGCACTAACAGAGCTCATGCTTGACGCGGAAAAACCGCGGACGGTTGTTACTTTTTGAACGGAGAATAAATGCCTATTTATGACGCCATGGCGGTAAATGAAAACGTCCGCTTGCAAACGCTCGAGGAGTCCGCCGGCTACGCGCGGGATGATATAGACCAGGCATTGTTTCAAATGCGCTTGCGCCTCCCGCAATATGACTTGTATGCGGATTATTACGACGGCGATCACGCGCTTGCATTTGCAACGGATAAATGGCGTTCAACCTTTGCGCGGTTATTCCGCCGGCTCAGTGATAACTTGTGCCAGGTTGTTATTGAGGCGCCGGCGGAGCGGTTACAAATTGAGGGGTTCGGCGTTGAGGAGGGCGGCGGAACGTCCGCCGATGTGATTGAGCAAGTAACAAAAGAGCTATGGCAAGCTAACCGCATGGACGTCAGGGCCGGCGTTGTGCACCGTGAGGCGTTGCGGGCCGGCGATGCCTACGTCTTAGTTTGGCCGGATCAAACCGGCCGGCCGGTATTCTGGCCGCAACTTGCCTCACTTTGCACCGTTGCTTACGATCAGGAATATCAAGGCAAACTGTTATGGTCCGCTAAGGTCTGGCTGGATTACACAACGCGGCGCGTCCGGCTCAATATGTACTACGCGGACCGCGTCGAAAAATACGAATCCGCTAACGCCTATGCAACTCAGACGGAGCTACCGGAGCAAGCCGGAAACTTCCGTCCATATCAGGAGGCCGGCGAACCCTGGCCGCTCCCAAACCCATGGTTGACCGTTCCGCTTTTTCACTTTGCCAATAACGCATGGATGAGCGTATTCGGGCGTTCTGAGCTCCGCTCAATTATTCCGCTACAGGACGCGCTAAACAAAACAATCGCGGATCAACTCATTGCTCAGGAATTTCAGGCGTTTCCGCAACGGTGGGTCGTCGGGCTCGAGGTTGAAACCGATCCAGTAACAGGCAAGGCGCGGCCGCCGTTTGAGCCAGGCGCCGACCGCCTATGGGCCGCGGCCAATGAGAATATCAAGTTTGGACAATTCGACGCCGCAAACCTCGAGCAATATCTAAAGATTGAGGAGTCCTTACGCCTCGAGATTGCGCGGCTTGCCGCGTTGCCTCCGCATTTCCTACAACAATGGGCCGGCCAGGCGCCGTCAGGCGAGGCGCTCCGCGCGTCAGAATCGAGGTTTACAAAAAAGGTCCAGGACAGACAGGCGGAGTATGGCAACGTTTGGGAGGACGCCATGGAATTAGCGTTACGTATGACGTCCGCGGCTAATGACGGCGTTAGGCTCACGTGCAAATGGGAGGACGCGGCTTCAACCTCCGAGGCGGAACGGCTCAATAACATCATAGTCAAAAAACAGATCGGGATTTCCGTTGAGGAGGCGCTAAAAGAGGCCGGCTATGGTGATGAGGATATAACGCGGATGCTCGATGAGAAACAGGCGGCCGCGGACGCTCAACGGCAACTATTCAACTCCGGCTTGATGCCTCCGCCGGCGGCTTAATTCTACGGGCGGTTTTAAGGACGTTGGCCGCTCGAGGGCGGGGGCCGGCTCGGACGGGGGAATGGGCCGGCGTTCCGTTTTCAAAAGATGATAAATCAACCTCCGGAGCCGCGGGCGCTCAGCGTCGCAGAGTTTTGGATACTTGTTTTAGCCGTGGTGTTTCTGCTTTGGCGTTTTCTATGATTTCCGCGCTTACCTTTGTTTTGGGTTTCATTGCCGGCGCCGTTGTCTGGTCAACGCTGGAAGCCGCAGCCGAATACGAGCGTGAGCAATGCTGCAAGGATATTTGCGAATGTTGTGAGTTGGGCTATCCGGTAGCGCGCATTGATGGCCGATGGTCAAACACTTGCCCGGATGGCTATCAAAGGCATTGTGAAGCCTACAAAATCCGCGAACGGGCGTTTAAGGAGCAAGCAAAAGATGAATGACGCTGACTTGGCTTGGTGCATAAACAGGCTGAAAACGGCGGCTGAGGAGCGTGCCCACTACGATGCGGCAGTAGATTGTAAATGCGAGATTTGCACAAGGATTAACGGGATGATTGAGGCTACCGACACAGCCGAGGATCGGATAGTAGCTGAGATCAGAGCAGATGAGCGAGAGCAATGCTGCAAGGATATTTGCGGGATGTGTCGCAATGGCAGAGTAGCGACAAGGGAACTGAGAAAAGACGCGGCGTACTGGTGTCACGATCTGGATACCTGCTTTGCCGCTTCGATCCGCGAACGGGCGTGGTCCTGGACGGGCCGCTCCGTAACCGGATAGATGAGCTCGAGGCGGAGCTCCGGCGCTACAAACCTCATGCCTGACATAAACGACGTTGTTGACCGGCAACGGGAGCTCCTGGCGGCGCGTGATAAGGCGCTACTTGACCAGGTTTCCGCGGACTACAAGCGGGTCATGGACAGAATATTCCAGGACTTGCAAACGCTCCGCGCAAAAATCGAAGCGGCGCAACAAGCCGGCGAGGATTTCTCACCATCATGGCTATTCAGGCGGGACCGGCTAACGGACCTTTTGCAACAAGCCGGCAATGAATACGCGCGCTTTTCCGCAAAGGCAACCGCGGAGACTGCAAAAGAGCAACTTGTCCAGATACGCATGTCAGAACGGCATGTCCTGGAAATGGGAACCGCGCAGATTGGCAACGCCCGCGGCCGGCTAGGGCAAACGTTCAACCGGTTGCCTACGCGCGCCGTTGAGGGGCTGGTTGGACGGGCGTCGGACGGCTCACCGCTCAAGGATTTGTTCGATAAGTTAGGGCCGGCGCTAGGTGAAGGCTTGCGGGATGAGCTAATCCAGGCGGTTGCAATCGGACAGGCGCCGCGGGAGACGGCGCGCCGCATACGGGAGCTTGTAGCCGGCAATGAGGCGCGCGCCCAGCTCATAGCGCGGACGGAGACTATTCAGGCTTACCGCGAGGGCGCCCACCTAACCTCACTCGAGAATAAGCGGGTGTTAGACGGCTGGATATGGATAACCGCGCTTGACGGGCGCGCTTGCGCGGCTTGCATTGCACTCAACGGGACTCACCACGCGCTTGAGGAGCGTATGGCTTGCCATCCGGCTTGCCGTTGCACAAAGCGGTTTGACACAAAGTCATGGGCGGAGCTAGGCATCAAAGGCATCGGGGAAACACGGCCGCCTCCGGTTGAGACGGGGCCGGTTTGGCTGGCTAATGTTTCACGTGAAACACAAAACCTCATACTCGGGAAAAAGGGCGCGCAGGCTTACAACGACGGCGTTGTCACGCTCAAGGATTTTGTAGGACTCAGGGAGGACGCGCGCTGGGGCCGCTCATACTTTCAGCGGGCATTTAAGGACGCTATCCAGGGGCCGCAACCAGGCGTTGACTTGTTTTATACGCCGTTCCGTTTACCGCCTCCGCCTCCTCCGCCGTTGCCTCCGCCGATTGCAGAGCTCAAACCCAAAAAACCGCGCGCGCCGCGGAAACCAAAGGCGCCGGCCGCTCCGGCTCCTCCGCCGTTTGTTGAGCTCACAGCGCAGGAGGCGCGGCTTAAACTTGACGCCGTTGAAACCAAAACAAACCGGCTCATTAAAGAGGCGGAGGACGCAAACCTCAAAGTCCTCCGGAAAATGGCGGATATGCGGGAGCGGTTCCCGCTCATAGCGGACCGGCCGGCGGAGTATGCGGACTTAGTCGCGCAACGGGACGCCTCCTGGGCGGTTGTTGAGGGATTGAAAAAAGAGCTCATGCCGTCACTCCGCGGAGTCCTCAAGGTTGCGGATCCTATCAAGGTCAAAACTGTTTTCCAGGGCTCATTCGATAATGCCGCGGACTCGGTAAAGACGCGGATAAAAGAGGGACTTGAGGCGTTCCGGAGCTATGTTAGTGAGAAGGTCGGGAGCGTTACGGACAGGGACCGCCGGCTTGAGGTCAACGTCTTGACGCCGCAAACCTCAATCATGAAAAACCGGTCATATCAGTACGGCAAGGGGATTTTCATGTCTGAAACCGCTCCGCATCATACCGTCGTCCATGAGGCCGGCCATTGGATTGAGCTTTGGAGTAAAACGGGCCAGGTGCGTCAGGCAATAGCGGAGTTTTATGAGAAGCGGACAAAGGGCGAAGTGTTTCAACGGCTCATGGACGTAGATTTCCGCGGCTTTGAGCCGGATGAGCTCACTAAGGTTGACAAGTGGTTAGACGTCTACATGGGCAAGTGGTATGCAACCGGCCACAATAGCGTCACCGGTCAACAGAACGCCTCAGAAATCCTATCCATGGGGCTCGAGTTTTTTCATAAGGATCCGTTAGGACTTGCGCGCAAGGATCCGGAGTTTTTTGATTTCATTTACAACGTTGTCCGCGGGATTAAGTGAATGGCAAACACAATCATAGCGCAGGGCGTTGAGGCGGAGCTCATGCAAGACGGGACATGGCGCAGTCACGATCCGGACTTAGCAACGGACCTGGGGCGTCTATGCGGAATAGACGCGATTAGCGGCTCCGATCCAATTCCGGCGGAGGCTCAACTCAATTGCGCGGTTGCACGCTTCGACGCCGTTATCCTCGAGCGGGACGCGCGCGTTTCAAATCCGGCGGCCGCCGATACTGTCTTTTGATTGACGCCGGCGGCGCGCAGGCGTTAGAGTCCGCGATGGCATCCTGCCAAAAGCGGCGCAAACACGTCGGACGCGACGGCAAAAATACGGGCGCCGCTCCGGAGGTCCAGTAACTATGGCAACAGAACAGGCAAGCGGGAACGCAAACACGTCCGACGGGGACGGCAAAAACACGGGCGGGACCGCGGCCGGCGAACCTCAATCGTCGAAATCTCAAAAAGAGGACTCAGAATCACAAGCCGGCAAAACTTTTACCCAGGCCGAGTTTGATGCCTACGCGGAACGCACGCGCAAGGAGCTCAAAAAAGACTTTGAGAAGCAACTCAAAGACGCGGAGCTCAGTGAGGCGGAGCGGACGGCAAAAAGAGTCCAGGAACTTGAGAAGGAAATTAGGTTGAGGGACGCAAAAGAAACCGTTGCGGAGGCCGCGCGCAAAGCCGGCGCCGCAAATACCGCGGCCGTCTACAAACTCACGTATTCAATGCTCGAGTTTGACGACGCCGGCAAGGTTTCAAACCTCCGCGACGTCATAGACGCGGCAAAGGCGGACGCTCCCGAACTTTTCCCCAAACGTCCAGGCTCAGGCAACGGCGGCTCAGGCAATGAAGGCTCCTCCGGCTCATTCTCTCGAAACATGAATGATTTGATTCGCCGGTCCGCGGGCCGCCAGTAATAGACCGAGCCAAAACTCCAACTCTCAAGGCTTACCGCGCTTTGTCCGGCCGAGGACAAAAAAGTGCCGTACAATAACATCATCAGCCGGACCGACGCCGCGGCGCTCATTCCGGAGGACGTCGCAAACACAATCATCCAGGAAATGCCGCCCGCATCCGCGGCGCTTTCAACGTTCCGTCAGGTCCGCATGGCATCCGCTCAACAACGCTTGCCGGTTATGTCCGCGCTTGCCGTTGCCTACTGGGTGAGTCCTACGGATACAGGCTTGAAACAGACAACCGAGGTCAACTGGTCCAACGTTTACCTCAACGCGGAAGAAATAGCCTGTATTGTGCCCATTCCTCAAGCCGTCCTGGACGATGCCGCGTTTGATATATGGTCAAACGTGCGTCCCATTCTTGTAGCTGCTATCGGGCGGACGTTGGACGCCGCGGTCTTTTTTGGCACAAACATTCCAGGGACGTGGCCGACGGCCGTTGTCCCCGCGGCCGTTGCGGCCGGTAACACGGTTCCAACGGGCTCAACCGCGGCAAACGGCGGGCTCGCGGCGGACTACACGGCAACCTTTGCTAAAGTCTGGGAGGACGGCTATCAAGTCAACTTTGGACTAGCGCCTCCCCAGGCTCAAGCGGCGCTCTATAACTCGAGGGACACAACCGGCCGGCGCCTCGACGACTTTGTTGTCACGCCTCAAGGCGTCAATATTGCCGGCGTTCCGGTTGACTTCACCATGGGCGGACTATGGCCAGCTCCTGGGACCGGCGCCGTTCAAATGATTTCCGGAGACAAGAATCAAGGTATCATTGGCATACGTCAGGATATTACGTACAAGATCCTCACCGAGGCCGTGATTCAGGACAACGCCGGCGCCATTGTCTACAACCTGGCGCAACAGGACATGGTTGCAATGCGGGTTGTTTTTAGGGTTGCGTTTGCGGTTCCAAATCCAATCACGTATGAGAATCCGACGGCCGGAACGCGCTATCCGTTTGCAGTCTTGAGGACGCCATAACAGGGAGGAAATCATGGTTGAAATCAACAATACAACAACCGAAGTGGGTGAGGGCGTTGAGCCGGTTGACACCTATGAGGAGTCGCTTGACGCCGGCTACTTTGGGCTCAAAAAGGATCCGTTGCCTAATGAGGTTTACACCGTGAGCGGATCCGTGGCGCGCTCAGATGAGCTATTCAAAACGCCGGAGGATCAGAACGCATCATTGCCGCGGCGCGGTCCAGGGCGGCCGCGTAAGGTTGACACCGGCGAACGGCAGGAACGGAAGGAGTAGCGCATGGCAAACGCAAATCCTCCAACGGGGACATGGCCGGCCGCGGTTGCGGCCGGCTACCTGGGCATAGCGGTTGATCCGACGCCTAATCTCAATTACACGGTAGCCGGCGTGGTGCAACCGTTGCCTACGCCGGAGTCGCAGTATAAGCAAATCCGCGCGGCTCAGCGGGCCGTTGTTACCGCGGCCGTTGACGGGACAACCGCGGTTGCGGCGGTTCCGGTCCTCACCGCCATCAGTCCAACAACGGCGTTGCATGGGACGGCGGACGTACTTTGCA